AATGTCTGACACGATCATCGAGGAAAAGCCGGACGACAAGGACGCCGTATCGGTCGATGACCTCAAGCGCATGCTGGAAGAGTCGCGCGGGCGGCTGACTTCGCTGGAGCGCGAGCGCGACGAGGAACGGGCCACGCGGCTGGTGGCCGAGCAGGAACGCGATACAGCGGCTGGTCGCGTGGTCTCGGAAACCGAGCAACGCTGGATAGCGCAGAAGCAGGCGGTCGAAGGCACCATAGCGGCGGCGGAAGCCGAGGCGGACCGGGCCGAGCGGGAGTACGCGGCAGCGGCGGAAAGCGGCGATTGGGCGGCGGCCGCGAAGGCGCAGCGTGCGCTTGCCGGGGCCGAGAGCCGGGCGATCCAGTCCAGGAGTCAGAAGGACTTCCTCGAACAGAACAAGGCGCGGCTTACGCAGGCGCCGGAGATGCCGCGCTCGCAGTCCAGCGCGGACAAGTACGGCGCCGTCGTGAAAGACCTTCGACCCAGCGAACGCGAATGGCTGGATCAACGGCCACAGTTCATGAGTGACACGCGCTACCGCGCCCGGGTGTTCGGTGCTTCGCAGATTGCCGATGGCGAAGGCCACGCCCGCGGCTCGCCGGAGTATTTCCGCCGCATCGAGGATTTGCTCGGCGAGGGCCAGCAAGAAACCCGCGAGGCCCCGCGCGCCCAGGAACGCGCATTGTCCGCCGATGTCGCGCCGCAGCGCCGCGCGGCACCGGGCGCGGCTGCATCGGGCGGCCGCGAGATCAGACTAACTGCGGATCAGGTCGAAGTGGCGGATGGTCTCTACGGCAATCCAGCCAGCCCGGATTACATCGCCGACCAGGGAGAGCGTTACCGCAAGTACCACGGCAACCTGGAGCGCATGCGCGCCACGGGGCGCCTATGAGATCGGTTCCCGCCATCCTTGACAGCCCCCAGCGCAGGGCTGCGACGGCCATCCTCCCTACCCGCGATGCCGCCGATCGGCACATTCGGCATGCGGCATGGGCACACCGTGGCGGGGTAAATCGACGCGGCAAGGATGGCAACGCGCATCAGGAGGCATAGTCATGAACGACGTACGAGCAGAGCAGCGCACGCCACAGCGGCGCATGATCTTCACCGGCACCAATCGCTTCGATGTTGATATGTCCAAGAAGCCGGCCGGCAGCGCCTACAAATGGCTGCGCAGCACCATCGGCGGTCAGGAGGACCCGGAGAATCTGGTGATGGCGGAAATGAACGGCTGGACACCGGTTCCGGCGGAACGCCATCCCGAACTGGCTGGTCTGTCCGCCAAGAAGGGATCGGCGATCGTGCGCGGCGGCCTTATGCTGGTCGAGCAGCCCGCCGAGTACGCCAAAGAAGCCCGTGAGATGGACCAGTTCCAGGCGCGGCATACGGTGGAGTCGCAAATCCAGCGGCTCGGACTCCAGGCCCGGCGGAACGGAGCCAAGGGGATCAGCCGGACCAATGATGTCATTGGCGGGGAAGTGGTTGAATAAGAGACGCTTGACTATCGCTCTACCACTCCCGTAATGTCGTGTCGTCTGCGCTCGCACCGCGTTGGTTGCTCGTAGCGCGTCAAGCCTAAGGCCGGCACGTGGCCGGTTCACCTCTGGGCGTCCCAGTAGCACTTGAAGCAGCAGTCACCCGGCTCGGCCGGGGCTGCCTTGCAGGAGTGGCTACCAGTGGCAGCCAACATACTCGCACCAAGCGGTTTTCGCGAAGGGCGTCTGTTCAACGCCTCGGCGCCGAATTACGCCATGACCACCCGGTTCATCGCGTACAATTACGGCTCCAATATCGGCTTTGGCGATCCGGTCTACCTCTTCACGGATGGCACGATCCGGCTCTACGCGGCGGCCGGCACCACGATCGACGGCATCTTCCTGGGATGCCAGTACTTCGATCCGAACCATCCCTCCGAACCCCCGTTCCGTCCTGCGTGGCTGGCGCCGACGCTGGCGTCTGGCACGATCGTTCGCGCGATGGTCAGCAACGACCCGATGATGAAGTTCTACGCGCAGGCGCAGGGCACCGCGATCACCCAAGCATCGGTCGGCAAGAACCTCGATATCAAGTCCGGCACCTCGGGCCAGCCAGTGACGGGTTCCGGCATGAGCACATGCGCGCTGGACGTGACGACGTTGCAGACCACCGCGACGCTGCCGTTCCGTTTGCAGGCCATCGTCGGCCTGAATGACGGCGCGGGCGTGGCAATCAACGCCGCGTACAACCCGACCAGCGACAACCAATGGCTTGAGGTGACCTTGAACACCCAAGACATGACGACCCGTACGGGTCAGGCATAGAGGGAGAGCGGATATGCCTATCAGCAGAGCATCAGCCCGCGATCTTCTCCTCCCCGGCCTGGCCGATGTCGAGGGGAAGTACCCGCAGATTCCGACCCGCTACAAGCAGTGGGCTTCGGTGGGCACGTCGAAAATGTCGATGGAGCGCATCGACGAAATGCGCTACACCGGCCTCGCGCAACTCAAGCAGGAAGGCGGCGCGACCACCTTCGACAATGCTTCGGGTCAGCGCTTCACCTACGTGGCGCAGCACATCGGGGTTGGCCTCGGCTTCGCGATGACCCGCGAAATGCTGGACGACAATCTCTACAAGGAGCAGTTCGGACCATCTTCGATGGGGCTGGCGGAGAGCTTTGCGCAGTTCAAGGAAGTGTATGTCCATGCCATCCTGAACACCGGCACGACGTACAATTCCAACATCGTCGCGGACGGGCAACCGCTGTTTTCCACGGCCCATCCGATCGACAATGGCTCCTACGCCAATCGTCCGGCGGTGGATTTGGACTTCAACGAATCTGCGGTCGAAACGGCACTCAACACCATCCGTCTCTGGCCAGATCAGGCCAACCTCCTGGCGATGGTGCGGGCACGCAAGATCGTCGTGCCGGTGGCGTTGTCTTGGGCGGCCGAGCGGCTGTTCAAGACCGAGTTGCGCGTCGGCACGTCGAACAACGACGTATCCGCGATCCTGACCTCAGGCGCGCTGCCGGAAGGCTATGTGGTCAGCGAGTTCCTGACCTCGGCGTTCGCGTGGTTCGTGATGACCTCAGTGCGCGGTCTCAAGGTCTATGACCGCATCCCGTACGAGATGGATCTGCAAGTCGATCCGACCACGGGCAACCTGCTGGTACTCGGCTACGAGCGCTACTCGGCCTTCTACAGCAACCCCCGGGCAGCCTGGGGAAGTTTCCCGACCGCTTAAAGGAGACATCCCATGGCAGGTCCAGGTAGCACCTTCACGGGTCCGCTCATCTCCGGTCCGAAGTTCTACGCCGATGCCAACGGTGCGGCGAATACCGGCTTGTGCCAGTTGGCGCAGGTCGGGTCGGCGATCACGCAGGCTGGAACGGCGGTGGTATCAACCAGCTTCGTGCTTCCGCCCAATTCGGTCATTCACGATGTCATCGTGGACACCACAGTGGCATGGAACGCCGGCACGTCGGCCACCTTCTCGCTTGGCGCAACGGCCGGCGGGACGGATTACGCGAGCGGCGTTGATGTGAAAACGGCAGCAGGCCGGGCGCGGCCGACATTCACGGCGGCGCAGCTTACGGCGATGCTGAACATCGGCAACACGACGACCGTCTTCGCGACGGTGACGCCGGCTGGCACGGCGCCGAGCGCCGGCTCAACGACCGTCACGCTGGAATATATCCAGACGGTCGAGAACGTCGATTCGAACTTCTGAGCGCCGATGCGCCCCGTTGACATCACCAAGAACCTGACTGCCGCTTCGGCGAACTGCATCGCCCTCTCGCAGAGTGTGGCATCGGGCGCCAACATGATCTTGAATGGCGGCTCCGTGGTTGCGGGCGTCGCCGTTCTGGACACCCAGCGTCGCGTCGCCATCGTCTCGGCCGGGAATGACAGCGCCATCTCGGCGACGATTTCCGGCACGCGCGGCGGCGGACAGGCAATCAGCGAGGTGTTGCCGCTGACCAATATCGGAACCGCGGTCAGTGTCCTGGACTATCTGGACATCACCAAGATCACGATGTCAGGGGCCACGGCGAGCACGGTCACCGCCGGCACGAACGCCACCGGATCAACCGATTGGATCATGCCGAATTTCCACCTGACACCATTCATGGTGGACATCAACACGCAGGTTTCCGGCACGGTCACGTACAACATTGAGACCACTCTGGATGACTACTGGACGGTGGTGAAGCCGACGAAACTGCCGAATACCGTGGCGGTGCTATCGGCTGCGACCGTCGCGGCACAGCAACAATTGACCGCGCCTGTGACCGGCTACCGCTACACGATCACTGCGGGAACAGGGGTAGTGACTGCGGAAGGCGTGCAGGCCGGCATCGTGAACTACTGAGCAATTCCCGCGTGGTGATTCGGCCAGCCGCGCAATGAGGGATCGGGCCGCGTAAAGGAGCTATCCCCATGGCTTACAAGAAGCGGAGCGAGCGCAAGCACCGTTCCTATGGTGGGAAGGCCGGTGGCCCGGAACACCAGTACAACGCCGAAGGCTCGCCCGAGGCCAAGGAAGAGACCGCGAAATCTGATGGCTTCCGCCGCGGCGGTCACGTCAAGAAAGAGCGCAAGCACGGTGGTCACGTCGAAGGTGAGCACGCCAAGCACACGCTCGCCAAGCGCGCCCGTGGCGGCCACGTAGAGCATCGCAAGCACGGCGGCGGCGTGCGCGGCATGAGCGGCGGCACGCCGTTCAGTTCGGCCCGGCGCACCGAACAGCCGGAAAATGAAAAGGGTTCGCCAGGCGAGCAAGCTCCGGTGGAACCCTGAATTGCTAGCAAGAGGCGGCGGCATTCACATCAAGCCATCCCACCGGGGCCTGTTGCACCGTGAACTTGGGGTGGCTGAGGGAAAGCCGATCAGTACGAAGGCACTGGATCGCGCGAAGTCCGGTGCTAGTCCGGCGGAAGAAAAGCGGATCGTGTTCGCCGAGAACGCGAGGAAGTGGCATCACGGATAGGGGCGAAGGCATAGGCCATGGCTAGTTCCGGCACCTATGCCTTCAATCCACCTATCAGCGAATTGGCCCTCGATGCCTACGAGCGGTGCGGCAAACCCGGCATTGTCCTGACGACACAGTTCGTCCAGTCCGCACGTCGGTCATTCAATTTCGTCCTGTCATCCTGGGCCAATCGCGGCATCAACCTATGGACGGTCGATGAGGCGGTGCAGTACATGCCGCAGGGCGTCGCACAGTATTTCGATGACGCGGCGACCATCGACATTTTGCCCGATAGCGTGACCTTGCGGCAGTACCAGATGGGCGAGCCGGAGAGCGCCGCCCCGGCCTTCACCACGACAACGGGGAGCGCCGCTGTCATGGTTGCGAACCTGCCGGAAGCGCCGATTGCAGGCGGCTATATCGCCGTCGTGGTCTCGGTCAGCGTCGGCGGCATCGTACTGCAGGGCTTTTATCAGGTGGTCTCCGTGCCAGGAGCCGGACAGGCGATCATCACCGCGGCATCACCCGCAACGGCAACAGTCGCGGCCGGTGGCGTGGTGCCCAGCTTCTCCACAGCGGCCGGTAGTGCCGGTGTAGTCGTGGCGCTGCCCAATCATGGTCTCGCCGCAGGACAGACCTTCACGGTGCAGGTTCCGACCCCGGTTGGCGGCATCACCCTGTTGGGTCAGTATCCCGTCGCAGCCGTGATCGATGCCGGCAGCTTCAGGATCACAGCTGCCAATGTGGCCGGGTCCGCGGCAACGGCAAGTGAGAATAGTGGACTGGCATTGCTGGCGACGCAGGCGGTCATCCCTGGCCTGACGCAGAATGCCTCGCCCGTGGACCTGATGCTGTTCCCGCTCAGTCGCGGCGACTACATGGCGATCCCGGACAAGACGCAGCAGGGGCGCCCAACCTCCTTCTGGGTCGATCGGCAGATCGTGCCGGTGTTCAACATGTGGCTGGTGCCGGATGGTAACGGCCCGTACGAACTTCGTTACCGCCGGTCGCGTCAGGTGCAGGATGCCGACATGACCGGAGGCCAGACTCTCAACGTGCCGTATCGGTTCCTGTCGGCCTTCACGAGCGACCTTGCTGCCGCGCTGGCGGTCAAGTGGGCGCCCGAGCGGATGAAGGACCTGGCGGCGCTCGCGGCACAGGAATGGCAGATGGCGGCTGATGAGGACCGCGAGCGAACATCGACCTTCCTGACCCCGGATTTGAGTTCCTATTTCACCGGCGACTGATCGTGCTATACGTGTAACGCTCCGCGTCGGGGTGGTGATGACAGACTGCCGCAGGTTCGCGACAGATGGGCTTTCCTCAGTCATCCCGCGCCTATGCTGACATGCAGCGCCCGGAAGCGTGGGGCTGCTGTGACCGCTGCGGGTTTCGCTATCTGCACCGCGAGTTGAATTGGCAGTTCGACTGGCGTGGCAACCAGTTGCAGAACCTCCGCATCCTGGTCTGCCGGCCTTGTACGGATCTGCCGCAAGAGCAGTTGCGCCCCATCATCATTGGCCCCGATCCTGTCCCGATCCGCGATCCGCGGCCCGGCTATGCCGCGACGCAGATGCAGGGCGGCTCGCCACTGATCCCGCCCGCGATCAACGGCTTCATCACCGATGATTTCGGCGAGGTCATCACCGATGACAGCGGCGCCGGGTTCCTAAGCGCATGACCGCACTCACCTGGGCCACCCTGGAAACAACCCTACTCGCGATTATCGCGCGGACACCCTATCCGTACTCCACACCGGATGGCGCTTTCGCGACGCTGTATCCGCAGGCGACCAGCTATGCTGAGAACCGCATCTATCGCGAAATTCCGATGCTGGCGGAACGGGCGCAGGATACATCACTGGTCACCGTTGCCGGTAATCGCTCGATCCCCCTTGGCGACACTTCGCTGCCGGTCATCGTGCCGGAGCGTGTTGCGCTGATAACACCGGTAGGTGCCACGCCCGACAACGGCGAGCGGGTGCAGTTCATCCCGGTCTCGCTCGATTTCATCGACATGGCATGGCCGGATGCGGCGACCACACAGGCGCCGGCCCGGGCGAACGCCAATTATTGGGCGCTCCTGAACGACCACACCGCAATCATCGCGCCGACACCGGACAATGCCTATACGGTGGAATTGACCGGGTTGTTCCAGCAGGCACCGATCAGTGCCGGCAACCAGACGACTTATCTCTCGACCTACTATCCCGAGCTTCTGACGGCGGCGTGCATGGTGTTTTTGGCCGGCGCGTTGTTGCGGAACTATGGCGCCCAGGCCGATGAGGCGCGCATGGCCCAGTCCTGGGAGACTCAGTACGAATTGCTCAAGACCGCCGCGTCGGCGGAAGAACTGCGTCGGCGACAACAGGGCACGAACTGGATCGACGCGCCGCCCGCGCCGTCTCCA